TAACCTGTAAATTTGCTAAATGGGATGTAACATCTAAGGGTAGATTGCATCCTTCGGGTGATGGAAAATGCCAATGGAAAATGCCTCATATCAATATTCCAGTATCGTTCTACTATATTGGTCATTATCATATACCAACACCATACGGTGGACAGATTAACAGGAAATTTCCTGATCCAAAACTATGCCCTGCATATGAAACGAAAACTAGCATTTAAACTGTTCAACAAAAGAAAGGATGGTACATACGGCCCGCTCTTCATCAACAGGAAACAAAGGCTCAACAGTGGCGTATGGTACGATGCGGAAGACCACCCGACCAAAGGCTACGCACACCGGCCAGGATGGCACTGTTGTCACCTTGCATATGCCCCACACTTATCCTACAAAAACCGCGTCTGGTGTATCGTCGAAATCGACAGGTACACTGAACATCTTCGACCCGCCAAACAAGGTGGTCTCTGGTACACAGCAGACCGTCTACGAATCAAAGGGGAACTCCCGGATGTATGCTGAAATAACTGAACAGGTGGCAATGACGGTCCATATGACAAAACTAGAGATGAATTTGTTGACTGAAGCTCTCAAAACTATTTCGACTAATTCGAGTGGGAAAATGTTAGCCGACTACCTATCCAACGAACAGTATGGTGCAATTATTGCTCTATATCGTTCTATCTCAAATACACAATGAGAACAATCTATCTTGCGGGATCAATGGAGAACGTCACAATCGAGGACGCTCGTAAGTGGAGGACAGTAGCATCATGGATGTTCCAAGGACACTGCCATGTACTGGATCCATGCCGTAGGCTACACTCATTCAAGACAAAAGAGTTCAAGAAGATCTTCGAACTGGATCTGCGTGATATTGTTGAGTCAGATGTAATTCTGGTGAACCTGTGTGAACCTAAGCTGGCTAAACACGGTACAGCTATGGAGGTATTCTATGCGAATTATATCCTACGTAAACCGGTGGTGGCTTTTAAGGATGATCCAACTGTGAAGCATCCTTTCTTTGAACAGTTGGTAACAGAATGGCACTCAACCGTGGAGTCTGCAGCTGAATCCTGCATTCTGAACTATCTATGATTGGTGTAGCCGCAATTGTAATTACGTATACCCTTTGGTATATGATTTCTTTTAGGGAGTAAGTATGTCAGATAATGTGTATGCTCTGTTGGACAATCAAAATCGTCCGGTATTGAAGACCCTTGTAGGGGAAACCTTGATTGCTGACCTGCAGGATAATGTAGGATGGAGGGTAGGTGTGTATCATGATAATGAACTCATGGTAACTCTGAGTTCAGCTAAGGATTTAAAAGAATTCCTTGGCGACTTTTATGACACCGAGACCTATAAATACTTGTCTGAACAAGTTGGTAACAAAGATCCAAAGAGTCCTAAGAAGAAAAACATGACAATGGGTGAATCACTTAACCGATCTGCCGAAGAGGAACAAGAATGTGATCAACCTTTTGTTATGCCCGAAAATGAATGGAAGAGTCTACAGGCAATTGATCCAGTTAAGGATGCTATCAATCCAAGTCACTACCAGAATGTAGCTGCAGGTAGGCAGTACATGGAGCTGATGGTTGATATCCTTTCACGCTTCGAAGGTGTTCAAGCTCACTTGATGGGTCAGATCTACAAATACCTTATGCGGGCAGGTCTGAAAGATAACATCGTTCAAGATCTGAACAAAGCAAAGTGGTACCTTGATGCTCTCGTCAAGTATGAAGAGACTGGATATGTGATATGAGGTTACTATACTTCGACATGCGACATAAACAAGTAAGTGTCTATAATGACAGAGAACTAATATCTTGTTTCGAATATGAGGAATTTCCGGACGAAGATGAGATAAAGCTTTTGATGGCTTTTGATCTGAAGCCGGTAGAACCAGAGGCAGCTTAATGCAGTTATTAAAAACAGTGAAACGATTTGTTGCAGGATCTGAGAAGATCTTCGACATTTATTCCTGCACGGTCGATGCCGTTGATGAATATATCAGCGACAGTGGTAGGCAAATGATTGGTCTTGAAATAGAAAATCTGACATACACAGGACTATACAACAACTGGGTGTACGACTACGTATGTTCTAATGAGGGTACTCCCTCGTTTGTTGTGATGTGGAGGTCACCAAAGGGTAAACCAATGGTGGCTTATGTCAGGCAGATCTGGGAAGACCATATCAAGGGTGTATACAACGTTGAAGTGGATGAATCTACAGAAGCATATTCTAATAAAGATGCCCAAGCTTTTGTATACATGTGGGTGAATCATGATGATGACAGAAAATATATTGGGTGTCATACAGGTAAGCCTGATGACGGATATATTGCTTCCGGTGAAGAGTTTCTTGATGCATATAGTAAATGCCCAGATAGCTTTGTCCGAACTATTCTAGCGTATGGGTCAACTCAACAGATGTTAGAACTTGAAACCATCCTGCTACTGCAGTTAGGAACCCGTATGTCTCCGATGTACTACAACCTGAGTAATAACCTCGCAAAATGAAGAACATTGACCAATTGACCTATGGCGAACTCAAGCAGATAGCCGCCATGTTTTCCGCTACACAATCAGTAGCACAACCGCATCCGTTTATCGGGAAGTACGTCATCGCCCGTTGCTACGCGGCCGGCGTCCATGCTGGCATCGTTGTGAGCGTAGACGGTGAAAACGTCATCCTGAAAGACTCGCGCCGCCTGTGGAGTTGGAAAGCGAAGGACGGTATCGCACTTTCCGGTGTCGCTCAGTCTGGCGTGCTGGCCGGGTGCAAGATCGATGTCGTCAATCCTGAAATTGCGCTGACCGGGGTATGTGAATTGATCCCGACAAGCACCGCCGCAATGGAGTCTATTCGTGACTTCAAAAAATAACTTTGTTGACGGTTATGGTACCGGTTCTGGTACCGGTTCTGGTTACGGTGACGGCTACGGTGACGGTGATGGTTACGGTTCCGGTGACGGCTCCGGCGACGGCTCCGGCTCCGGCGACGGTGCGCACCCACAGGTGCCGCTGACGGAGGAGGAGATTGATGGAATCTACTTGGAAGTTGTTGGCCCCGAGGGGGGAAAATTATCACGCGCCTTCGCCCGCGCCAGCATCGTGTGCACCAGGGGCATAGGAGAAAAGAAATGACTGAACGCGAGAGATTCGAGGCGTGGCGTGCAACTGTGAAATTTCCAGATCAAGTAACCCCGTGGAACGTCTGGCAAGCCGCACTCGCGCAGCAGCGGGAGCCGGTGGCGTGGCTGGTCCAGTACGACGACGAAACTCGAAGCGGCAGTTTTGTCACGATGAGTCTTGACGACACAGAACTGTATTACGCAGAAGATAAAGAGATCGTGCCCCTCTACACCACACCCACCATCCCCGATGGCTGGATGCCGATTGAGACTGCGCCGCAGGATGGTACACCGGTTGATCTTTGGCGAGATGAACGACTACCAAACATGGTACGAGTTAAGTTAAGCCCGTTCAACGTGTTCTATGGGCCGGTTGTCTCAGGGTACACCTGTGTGCGCGATGCCACTCACTGGATGCCACTCCCAACGCCACCCGCCGTGAAGGAGCCGAAATGAACAGACCGAGGAAAATTATCACGCCCCTCTACCTCGCACCACCCACCATCCCCGATGGCTGGATCAGCGTTGAGGATTGGTTGCCGAATCCGGGCGAGGAAAATATTATCTGTTGGTGTGGTTGGCCGATCACTGGCGTTTATCGTCCGAAAGACCCTATGCGTGGGGACTATGACTGGTATTCAGAGCCAGTTGGAATGAACCCGATATTCCACGTCACCCACTGGATGCCACTCCCATCGCCACCCGCCGCTGTGAAGGAGCCAAAGACATGAAACTACCTGACTTGCCAGAGTACGCCCGAGGGCCAACTATTGATGGCGTTCGATACAAGCCTCCCAGCTTGAGCACGACGCAACTCCGCGCCATCCAGCGCGAGGCTGCAATCTGGGCACTGGAGGAAGCGGAGAAGGGGTGCATCGAACAGTCTACAGCTGCGTACAAGCGATGGCGTGACGAGAGGGACGTATACGACGACGGTGGCTGTGACATGGCCACCGCATTGGCAGCGGACATCCTAAAACTCAAGGAGAAGATTGAATGATCCGTGGCTACCTACCGTGGTTGCTGTCAGCAATCACCATCTGGATGACTATAATGGCAGGCAACAAGCGCAAATCGGCATGGATCGTTGGGCTTGTGAATCAGGCTCTTTGGTTGGTCTGGATAGTGGCGTCAAATGCGTGGGGACTACTCCCAATGAATGCTGCGTTGTGGTTGGTCGATGAGCGCAACCAGCTGAAATGGAATAAGCCATGAAGCCGCCGCCACTACCCCTGCCAGACTTGAACAACGGCACAGGCTGGGAACGAACAGACGCGCAAGTCATCGCCTACGGCAAAGCTTGCTACCTTGCAGCGCTTGAGGAAGCAGCGAAGGTGTGTGAGGCTCAACAAACACCGGGGACTGGCTCAGTTGCCATATTGAATGGGGCTGCCGACGCCATCCGCGCATTGAAAGGAGAGATTGAATGAAACCAATGACTATCTGTCGGGAGAACCCTGACCTATACAAGCTGACATATCCTCTATATGCCACTCCAAAGCTGGATGGTATTCGATGTGTGATTGTCAATGGGAAACCAATGACGCGTACACTGAAAAATGTACCTAATAAGTTCATCAACGATGTTCTCAGTCATAAGCATCTGGAAGGACTGGATGGTGAATTGATTGTGGGTCCGGCCAATGGCCCGAAGGTGTATCGGGATACCTTTTCTTTTAGCATGTCAGATGATAAGGTAGGAGACTTCCATTACTACATCTTTGATAAATGGAATTCACCTGAACGATATAAGGATAGGGTCTATGAACTGGAAGATTACCTCATCAACCAGTATATGTCGATACTTCCCATTCAAGAGATCAAGAGTGTGGCTGAACTGGCCGATTATGAATCGAGGGTACTTGAATCCGGGTTCGAAGGTCTGATCTTACGATCATACACAGGTGAATATAAGTTTGGTCGCACAACTATGCGTGAACAGAACACCTATAAGCTGAAACGCTTTGTTGATGGTGAAGCAATCATCTATGGATATGAGGAGGAGATGCATAATGGAAATGAGGCAACTACTAACGAATTGGGAAGAACGCAACGGTCCACCCACCAAGCAAACCTTAGAGGCAAGGGAACTCTCGGATCTCTACTCGTATCTGATAAGGAGAGTGGGGTCAGGTTCTCCATTGGCTCGGGATTTGACGCGGAACTACGCCGAATTCTATGGGAAGACCGGGACAAAAACCTGAATGCTATTGTTAAGTACAAACACTTTCCAATCGGTGCTAAGGATAAACCCAGGCACCCTATCTTCCTTGGATTCAGGGATGAGAGGGATATGTGAGTGTATTCTTCTGCTCTGACCTACACTTTGGTCATAAGGGTATTGACAAGTTTAGACCATTCGTTACTTCATCGGACGATAACCAAGATCAAATCATAGCGGACTGGAATGCCTGTATCACAAAAAGAGATACAGTCTATGTATTAGGTGATGCAGCATTTACGACTGATGCATGTGATATCTTTAGAACACTACCCGGTGAGAAGTTCTTAGTAAGAGGAAACCAC